GCTCTTCCGATCTGTACTAATACAAATACTACTTATAGTAATGCTACTACAACTACTCTCACGTATAAAGCTACTGGTACTAAATTACCAATGGGTTCATTTGTTACAGAAGTTGTAGTAAAGAAACGTACATCAGATAATGCTGAAACTACAGTGGCTACACAGAAACAACATATTACTGTAAAAGATTTTAGTCTCGGAGAAGCTTATAAACTTAATCTACAGACTACTACATTACAAGCTGATTCAGATGGCAAACTAAAGGCTGACACTACAGTAGTTGTTAATTATACAAAGATCAGCAATGATGGATCTATATTGCTCCCATGTGACTATATGAAGGTTGACGCTAACAAAGTGGCGTTCTACATGTACCCAAAGGATGACTCTACATCCCCATTAGCAGGTGCTAAGTTTACAAAAGGTACATTGTTAGCTGATTACTACACAGTAGTGTTAATACTATCAACTGGCTCTGATATAATTACAGTAGATGTGGGAATAGTAGGTGTTACTAAAGATGGAGAACGAGGAGATGATGGCGTAAGTCTATCAGTACAATACTCGTCAGACGGAAAGAGCTGGCATGGATCGTTTGATGCTTCTGCCGACTTGTATATGCGTACATCTAATGATGGTGGTACTACATGGTCAGATGCTATGAGAATAGTCGGAGAGAAAGGTGATGGTGCGGAATATACAGATTACTCATTTGCTATATCTGCAAGACTTACTACATCTAATTCTAATACAGCACCTGATGATGTAACAAGGTGGTTAGATGGACCTACTTCCACTACTGACGCTAAGCCTTATTTATGGATGCGCGTTATCAAATATGATAAGGATGGTAATTAGCAAGGTCTTGCTTCATATGCTCGATTGTCAGGTAAGAACGGTGAGAATGGTACAAGTATAATCGCCAGATATTCCGCAGATAAGACTAATTGGCATAGTGCATTTATAACAGGTGACCAATACATGCAAACATCTACAAATGGTATCGATTGGGGAGATATTATAAAGATAGTAGGTGAGAATGGTGAGAATGGCGCATACACGGATTATTCGTTTGCAATATCATCAAAACTTACTACGACATCTTCTACTACAGCTCCAGCAGATGTTACAACTTGGTCAGATGGTCCAGTAGCTACTACTACAAGTAAGCCATATCTGTGGATGCGTGTAATCAAGTATGATGGAGATGGTGTTGCGCAAGGTAATGCAACATATACAAGACTTACTGGTGAGAAAGGTAATGATGGTTCTAGTATAATAGCTAGATACTCTAAAGACGGAACCGATTGGCATTCTACATTTCAGTCCGACGATATATACATGTAGACATCTACAAACGGTACTACATGGAGTAATACCATGAGGATTGTAGGCGAAAAGGGTGAAGATGGAGCTTGGACTGATTATTCATTTGGTATATCCGCTAAAATAACAACAGCTTCCGCTTATGTAGCACCTTCAGATGTGACTAGTTGGTTTGACGGACCACTTGCTACAACGTCAGCAAAACCTTATTTATGGATGAAAGTTCAAAAGTATTCGGATGCTACTACTACAGCCGATAATCCTCAATATTGTAGACTCACAGGTGAAAAAGGTGATGACGGTACGAGCGTAAACATCAAGGGTAGTGTAGATTATTACAAATCATCTGTATCGGGTTACGTTCCTAGTGATGGTGAAACATGGGCTGTAGATAATGGTGGTACTATAAACGGTACAGTCATTCCTGGTCACTGTGTTGTTTATTATGACGGTGAAAGTGTTCAATATACTGTACCTAAAGCTGGTGATGGATACCTTGTAAACTCTTCATTTGAAGAGAAGGGAGAGTACGAAGGACATTTGCTAGTATCAGACGATACTAAGTGGATAGATGCTGGTAATATACAAGGACCTGCTGGTAGTGACGGTGCCCCGGGCACAAACGGCAAAACTACTTATGTACACTTTGCTTATGCTAACTCAGAAGATGGCACACAAGACTTTACTACAGATGATAGTAAAGCAAGTGAAAGATTATATCAGGGTGTGTATACAGATTTTGTACAAGCAGATTCTACTACACCTAGTAAATATACTTGGCATAAACAAACAGGTGAAGATGTGATAGTATTAAAAGCTACTCCTGATAGATTCTCATTCCCAGCAGATACAAATGGTATACATATCAATGATAGTGCTTCTAATGAAGTAAATCTTATATTATATAGAGGTGGTACTCCTATTCCTTGTACTAATTATACATTACAGTATAGAAGTGCCGATCACGATACCTGGACAGAAGATTATGAAGAACTTACAAAAGATATTGCAATAACAGACTCTCTGGAACGTTCTGATGAAGTTACAGTTACTGTTACGATAGAGATAGATTCTGCATCGTGGGCTAACGACAACGCTTGGACAGAATATAAAGCTACGTATAATGGTAATGAGTATATTACTAGAGTAGATTGGATAGGTGTACGTGCTGGTAAAGACGGTGAACCAGGTACTCCGGGAGCTGACGGTAAACAGATAGTCTACAATATACGTAAGTTCTCAGATTATTCAGTAGGCCAGAAGTTTAGAGATGGTACACAAGATGAAGTTCCATGTGTATTGGATGTCGTAATAGATGATTCTGGTAATTATTATAAGTGTATAAAAGCTTATACTCTTACTAATAAATCTACACAAGGACCTACTAATACTACATATTGGGAGAAATTTGAAACATTTACTAACATAGCAACAGATCTTGTATTAGCCAAAAAGGCGTATATACAGAACTTATTGTTAAACTATGCGACTGCAGTAAACCGCACAACAAATACTACTACCATCAGTATAGACGGCGATACAGGTATACTTACTGCCAATGGTCTACAAGCAAGAAATGCTACAGTAAGTGGATCAATAGAAGCTAATACCATCGGTTATTCTATAAATACGCCACAAGCTGTAACATATAAACAGCCTACAGAGGACAATGCCACATGGATTCCTGCAACATTGCCTAACGGTTCTGGTACACAATGTGCAGCACAAGTATTAGCTTGCAATTCATCTGTATATGTAATGCCACAAGTATTGATATCATCGGAGCCAGATGTAGATGATGTATGGGAAGCATGGAGTGGCAATTGTGTAACTTATGTAATACTTCCTCCTACAAAAGTAGGAAAGATTGCGTTGGATATATATTTCAGAAATGAGATAACCGACTGGGATGGATACAACACAGATACTGTATACTATCTTGCTGTAATGAACCCTACAATATCTAAATCATATATAGAGGATGGTGCGTATGCTAAATCAGTAATATCTAATCTTACATCGTATTACCCGTCTTTAGTAGATTTACAATCTGCTGGTAGCACTCGCAGAGTAACCACAAAGAATTATATAATTCTTACAGAGAAATATAATAATGGAGATATTGTAACGTGTGACAGACCGTCTCATATAAAACTCATGTCTGATGGTACAAATTGGTATATTGTACAAGTTGACGAATTTGATAAATAATGTTTGATATAAAAGGCGATCAGATAATGCTAAGTACAGAAGACTTAGCAATACCTCCTTTCAAAGACCATTATAATAAGTCTACAGATAAATCTAAAGCGCTTAAAGAGATAGAGTATGTAGTATGGTTATACAAATGGAATACACCATATGAGGCATACCCTGAGAAAGAGCGATCTAAGAGAGTTGCTTTAGATGTATTTAAGGATAAAGATTACCCGATAACTGAGGAGATTAAGGAGCTCGGCAAGAGATTTGTCGAGTTCCAGGAAACTCCAGGTACAAGACTTCTATCAGCTTCTAGAGCTGCAGCGGAAGGTCTTACTGAAGCTTTGAATACATACTCTTCAGATACTATGGATATAGATGTAGCTATTAAGATTACACGTATCCTTAAAGATGTAGGTAATATAGTGAAGTCTTTGGATATGACAATGAAACAAGCGAAAGCTGAACAAATGGAAACAGGTAAGATTAAAGGCGGTGGACAGATCGGTCTTTATGAAAAACCTAGGTAATAAGTTATGGTAGACTTTAATAAAAGAATTAAAAATTCTGACAAATTCAGATAGTCAGCAATCTTTTATCAAAAGCATGGTTGCTACACTCTTGCTCCGAGAGGCACTACCGATTATATATAGTTTTGGGAGCAAGAGACAAATAGATGCTTAAATGGTTATGTAGCACCTGATGGTGATGAAATAACTGGTTATCATTACTTCTACTTAAATTACAGTCCTATTATGAAACTGGACGAAGTAGAGTATACTGATAAACATGGTAATAAGAGAAAGCGAAGAGAACGTATATTAGGTTTTCCTAGATTCTACGATTATGATTACTATTACTTCAATGCAATAGAAGAAGCTGAGACTCAAGGAAAACACATGGCTGTACTAAAAGCCAGACAGAAAGGATATTCGTTCAAAGGAGCTTCAATGCTTGTACGTAATTACGAGCTTATACCAGGATCTAAAAGTTTTGCTGTTGCATCTGAACAGAAATATCTAATAGGTGACGGTCTTCTTACTAAAGCTTGGTAGATAATGGATTTTATAGACCAGAACACAGAATGGTCCAAGTAGAGACTTACTAGTACTCGTATGGAAAGAGTATCTGGTTTTAAGGTTACTGACGAGTTCGGTAAGCAGACAGAAGACGGTTACTTATCTAGTATTACAGGTATTACTCTTAAGAATGATCCAGAACGATTGAGAGGTACTCGTGGTAAATTAGTACTGTTTGAAGAAGGTGGTAAGTTTCCTAATCTAGAAACAGCATGGCGTGTAGAACAGCCTGCTGTAGAAACAGATGATGGTGTAGCATTCGGACTTCTTATTGCATTTGGCACAGGTGGTACAGTTGGTGGTTCGTTCGACGGTCTAAAGAACCTATTTTATCAGCCAGATGCTTTTAATGTACTAAGTTTTCCTAACATATGGGACGATAATGCAGGAGAGTTGAAATGTGGTTTCTTTGTACCTTCTTGGGCTAATATGGAATCATTAGACGAGAACGGTAAACAAAGATTTATGGATGAAGACGGCAACTCTTACAGAGAGAAAGCTTTAGAAGAATTGATACATTAGCGTAATGTTATTAAAAATGGTGGCGCATCACAGACTTCTATAGATAGATTTGTATCAGAGAGACCGTTAAAACCTTAGGAAGCTGTACTCGAATTAGGTAAGAATATATTCCCCAGAAAGCTGTTGATGGATCAACTTACAAGGATTCGTACTAATAAGAAATTATAGAGTATGAAACATATAGTTGATTTAAGTTGGGGACCTAATGGAACTGTAGAAGCTCGTGAGAAGAAGAGTGGTGATATTACTACGTATCACCTAAGAAAAGATGATAAACCTGAAGGAAGTGTTGTTATATGGGAGTATCCTATGAGTGATCCTCCATTTGGGTTGTATATAGGTGGATGCTTAACACCTGGGGAAAAGGTATGTACACAACGTGGTTTAGTTAACGTAGAAGATGTTACACTTGACGATAAGCTTATTAATGAAGACGGCAAGTTTGTAGAGATAAAAAACTTACAAAGATACGAAAAGGAGAATGAGCCTATTTTTGAAATCAAACCCTACGGTTCTTTTAGAACAACAACATTTACAGGAGAACATCCTATATGGGTACACGATAAAGGTTTTGTAAAAGCGAAAGATTTAAAGGAAGGTGACTGTTTGGAGATTCCGAATTTGTATCGAAATCTTGATATGAAATTTGACGACGAACGATCATTGAAACTTTATTATTTTTACGGTCTTTGGGTCGGAGACGGATTTTGTAACAAAAACGGAAAGTCTTGTGACATATACCTTTCTATAGGAAAAGACGAAGAAGAATTTGCATAGTTTTATGATAATTTAGTGGCAGATCTGTTCGATAGAAAATGTATACATGTACGCAAAGAGAATGAATAGACAAGACGCTTTACAAATAAAAAACTGTTTAAAGAATTACAATCCACATTTGGGAAAAATGCATACACTAAAAGAATTCCTGAGTTTATAAAAAAAGCCCCTTATAATTATAAAAGAGCTTTTTTACAAGGATATCTAGATACTGATGGGTCTGTATTTAAAGATAACAGTAAGATTCGTACAAATTTTACGAGTGTAAACCTTGAACTTCTTGAAGATATACAAGACATGTTATTTGGTATGAATATTGCAAATAGCATTGTCATACATCAAAAAGAATGTACGAACAAACAAGGTATTCATTCCAAGCAGTCATATAGAATAAACGTAAGTAGATCAGACCAACACTAGTTGAAATTCGCTCCGATATTTAAAAGTAGAAAGATAAAACTTTTAGAACAGTCGTCGATCACATCTACTTCTAGAATGGGTATTACTTTTAACAACGACCGAATTCTATTAAAAGTAGAATCCATAAACAAATCTTCTTATACAGGAGTTGTGTATAATTTTGAATGTGATACACATACATATATGTGTAGAAATATACTTACACATAATTGTGACCCGTTAAATGTCGGCGGGGTATAATCGGGTAAAAACGGTAAACATCTAGAACAGACAATACCGTGCTAATCTTACAGATTGCGAAAGGCTGTAAGACAGTGTAACGCATAGGAGGTGAATAAATATAATCCTCCCACGAGTGCCTGACTACCAATCAAGGAGATAATATATGCTGAACTACATAGGGATATGTAGAAGTTAAGATAAAAAGCTTAGCGATAACACAATTGACGACCATGATGAATCGTTCACTAACTCATTGGGATCTACATTTATATTTAAGCGTGTCAGAGCTGGAGAAGCTTGGCAAGATGTAATCGTAGCAGAGTATACAGGAAGACCTGCTACAGCTGAAGAGTATTATGAGAATGTAAGAAAACTATTGTTGTTCTACAACGCTAGATTACTCTTCGAGAATGAGCGTAAAGGAATTTACCCTTATTTCACTAATAAACACTGTGACTATCTGTTGGCGGACCAACCAGATAAGATCATATCGGAAGTGTTTAAAGATAGTAAAGTGCAGCGTAGAAAAGGCTGTCACATGACTAAACAAATACGTGCTTACGGGGAAGGTTTGATACTCGAATATTTAATGGAAGAGTATGAACCAGGACATCTTAATCTAGAACGAATCTATAGTGAACCACTTATAGAAGAGTTAATAGAGAACGATGGTGTAAGAAACGTAGATAGAGTCATTGCCTTATGTATGGTAATGATATATAGAGAAGAGCTGTACTAGGTTAAAGTATCTGCTTCTAAAGAAAGTAATAAATAGGCTGAACTCTTTGACATGCCGTTGTTTGGTAATGATTACTGGAATGACGAGCCTTAGTCGGACGAAACTATGCCTACATTTTCATTTTGATTATGGTAGAAGATAATTTATACAATTCACGGTTTCCGCAACAAAAGTTACCTCTCTCAAAGAAAACCGAGAAGTGGCAACATGATTGCGTAAACTATATTATAGGCGAAGGTAATATTGTCTCAGGGGGCTAGACTCATACTAAGTTTGGAGAGTTGTAGACCTATTATAACTTATACAATAGTATCTTTGACGAAAAAGACTTTAAGAAGATTACTAATCCTTTTAAAGTTAAAGATGGATTTCCTGCTACTCCTTAGGACTTCAATATCATAAGACCTAAGATAGACCTACTTATAGGTGAAGAGACTAAGAGGCCTCTTAATTTTAGAGTAGTAAGAACATCACAAGAAGCTGTATCAGACCTACAGAATACACAGAAAGATCTTTTGATTAATTATATGTATTCTGCAATGATGGCTAAACTCGGCCCTGAAGAAGCTGAACAGTTTCAGCAAGGACTACAGGATGGTTCTATAATGCCTCCTGAGGATATAGCTAAGTATATGGATAAAGAGTATAAGGATGTAGTAGAGAACACTGCATATCATACTCTTGTATACTTGAGAGAGAAACTTAAGATGGATAATGAGTTCATTAAAGGTTGGAAGGATGCTCTTATAGCAGGTCAGGAGATCTACTATGTAGGTGTACTTAACGCAGAACCTTATATGGAACGTGTTAATCCATTATACTTCTCATTTGATAAAAGTCCAGATCTTGAGTTTATAGAAGATGGTTCTTGGTGTTGTCGTAGAATGAGACTTCCTATTACAGAAGTATATGATAGATACTATGACAAACTCACAGAGAAAGACCTTAAGAAACTTGAAGAGATGATGAATGCTGTACCATCTAATAATCTCGGAGAACATAATCCTGTAGATGATTTTAGAGGTATATAGCTTCATATATATGACAATCCCATATTTGACGAAAAGAGTCAACACTGTGTTAATGTATGGCATTGTTGTTGGAAATCATTCAAGAAGATCTACTATGTAACTACACAAGACGAACAAGGCCAGTTACAAACAGATATAGTAGATGAAACATTCCAACCATTTGGAGATGAAGTATCTATTGAACAAGATTGGATAATAGAAGTATGGGAAGGTTATAGATGTGGTAATGATCTATATTTTGGTATACAACCAGTAGAGTACCAACATGTATCTATAGATAATCCTAACTCACAGAAACTTCCTTATTGTGGTGCTGTGTATAGTAATACAAATAGTAAACCTAGAAGTCTTGTAAGTATTCTTAAACCATTACAATATATGTATATTGTATTGTGGTATAGACTAGAGCTTGCAATTGCACGAGACAAAGGTAAGGTGGTTAATATGGATATCACACAAATACCTAAGTCTATGGGCATTACTCCTGAGAGATGGATGCATTACTTGTCTTCAGTAGGTGTCAACTTCATAAACCCGTATGATCAGAGTTGGGATATACCTGGTAGAGAAGGTGGTAAACCTGCACAGTTCAATCAGATTACATCACTCGATCTTACAATGTCTAACGTAATAGATGAGTACATACAGTTAATGGATAAGATAGAACAATTAGCTGGTACTATATCAGGTATTACATCACAGCGTGAAGGTCAAGTATCTACATCAGAAATGGTAGGTAATGTAGAGAGATCTGTTGTGCAATCTTCACATATTACAGAACCTTTATTCTGGGTACACAATCAGTGTAAGAGAAGAGTGATGAATATGCTTCTTAACACAGCTAAAGGTGCTTGGGAGGAGACTGGTAAACAGAAGTTATCTTACGTATTTGATAATGGGGAGCGTGCTTTCTTAGATATAGATAAGAAGTTCTACTTTGAAGATATGGATGTATTTGTAAGTGATGCTTCTAAAGATATGGAGAACATACAGAAACTGCAACAGCTTATACAACCAGCTATGCAGAATGGCGCATCTCTATTAGAAGCTGCTGAGATACTTACAAATGATAACTTTAATATCCTTAAACAGAAACTTAAGGACATGCAGACCAGACAAGAGCAATTACAGCAGCAGCAACAACAGGCTGAAGCTCAGAATCAGCAACAGTTACAGCAAATGCAGAATGAGGCTAAACAGCAAGAGCTTATGCTTAAAGAAGCTGAGATGGATCTTGAGAGATATAAAATAGATCAAGATAACGCTACAAGAATAGCAGTTGCTGAGATTAGTGCTTATAGAGGTACTGAAGAGAAAGATGCTGATAATAACGGTGTACCAGATCCTATAGAAATAGGTAAGCAAGCTATTGAACAACAGAAGATAGATCGTGAAACTTACACTAAGAGATACGAAGCTAAACAAAAAGCTGAGATAGAGAATCAGAAGATTCAACTCGAACGTGAGAAGATGAAACATGAATCTGCATTACAGAAACAAAAGGATGATGCTGCTTATAAGCGTGAAGAACTTAAAGCTAAAACAGCGTTGAAGAATAAAGTAGTAGGAGAGAAATGACACCAAGAAAGAATTTAACAAAAAACCCTCACGCTCTAGGACACACAACCACACCCAGCCACTAGTCAACTTATAGACAAACACGAAAATAGAATACGATAACAGGTCAGTCAAAAAATAAATAAATTCTTTTAAAGCCGAAGTAAACTGACGTTATAATACACACAAAAATTTCTTTATGAATAATTATGTAGACCAATTTGTAAATTGGGTAAAGAGTACGTTTGGTTATGCTTCCACAAAGAACACAGCATCTGCCCATACTCGTGGCAAAAGAATAATCATAAGACAAACGCCTCCGAACACCGAATGGTTGTTAGCTCAACCACGTAACAAAAAAGATCAAAGATTGCCGACGGAGATTAGAAAAACAAATAACCAATCACCGACAGCAGGTCTTTCTGACAAATTAGAAAAGCACATGTACGCTGGCATGCAGAGTGATCGTATTGGAAGAAATAGAGGGTATGATATACGGAAACTAAAAGGCCAACCGTCGTATAAGATATAGGGACACAATGTAGATCAAAATGTACTAGATTCTATTACAAAATATGGTGCAATTTATAACCGTAAACCGTTTATAAATCCAAAACCGATATCTCAAAAGAATAAGTATCAAAAACCAAGAAAGCTTTCTTTGCAAGAGATTTATGGGCTGCCGTATCAAGAATCCGTATTTGGAAGAACTCCTTTATATAACACAAAACCGGTAAGAAACGATCAGGATCGTTTGTGGAACAGAGCCGTAATGAATACTAATTTTTTAGATAATTTTGGATTTATTCCTGCAGAGGCGATGTATAGAAACTGGCACTATGGTCAGACAAACCCGGACATACCGCCTATATTAGATGCGTATTCATATTATGCAGAAGGAGATTACAACAGAGGCTCCGACAGTCATACAAAAGACGTTAATAGAAAAGGGTAGGCTGTTATCGATGATCCAGAATTCAAAAGATATTGGAATCAGCATGGTGAAAAATATTATAATAGTTTTTTAAAATGAGAATAAGATATACTCCCCCTATTCCATATTACAAAAATGGTAAATATACCGTAAAAGCAGGGGATAATTATTGGAATATCGCAAAAGAGCTCGGGATGAATTATAGAGATTTGATGTAGTATAACAATGCTAAAAATTCAAATCTACAAATTGGGCAAGTATTGAATTTTCCACAAGAAGATACTCCTGAACAGCAATATATAGACATAGTATAGAGGTAGCAACTGGAAGATATTTACAACCAGTCTGATTTACAAGCAATACAGCATGCGGATCATTCTGGGAATTATGTAATTGTAGATAAAAAAAATGGTACATTGACTGTTTACGATAAACGTAATAAAGAACTGTACAAAACGTCTGCAATATCTACTGGGGCAAGTGGCGATGATTATAATACAGTCACATGCGTAGATTCAGATGGTGCCATTAAAAATGGTGCCGGTAATAATAGTACTCCTGCAGGAATGTACGAAGTAAGTGGGCGAGGAACGTATCACGGATACCCTTCTTTTACAAGAAGAAGGGTTGGTAGTGACGGGAAAGGTATAGAAGGTGACGATATCGCATCGTCTTTTCACTACGGAAATGTATCTAACAAGAAAGCATCTAATGGTTGTGTGAGAGTTGGCGGAGAAGAGCTTAACGAACTGCGTAAGTATATGACAGAGGGTACAATGACGTATACGTTGCCCGAAAAGGAAGGTTCTCGATTTGTATTACGAGGCGGAAAATTAAATTTTGTTGCTGACAATCCGTATGGCAATACTACTGGTGATAAAAAGTATTGGGATGATTACAACACTACGGTAAATAAAGAATATAAATCTTTGTTGATAGCTCCAAATGAAGAAACTGGTAATGCTGAATATGACGGTAATGTAATAAAAGCTTGTAATGCTATTGGAGTTAATAAACGAGCTATCCAGAAAAAACTCGGTTTGTCTAGCGATGAGTATAATAGGATTGCGCAATTAACAATGGGGATACTTGAGCAAGAATCTAAATACGGAACTGCAATTAGATATAAGGCAAAGCAAGCATTAGTCGGTATGTTCGGGACTTTACCACAACAGCTTGGTCACGTTGGGCGATGGATGGTCAGTGGTTTTAAGGCACCTCATAAAGTAGGTTCGTCTGTAGGAATTGGGCAAATAAAAGCAGAAGATGATTTTAAAAACGAAGGTTTGGCTAACCTCTACAATTGGGCTAAAATTGATAGAGCCAGTGATTTTGAAAGTCCTGATAAAGGAGCGTTGGCTGTAATGCTAAGACTTGGATATATATACAATACGGAAGTTAAAGGAAGATCTTTTAAAAAACGTGGTGGGCAAGATATGGACAAGTACGATGCATTATTATATGCATACAATGGAAGATCTAAACATGCACGTAACGGAAATGCCAAACCTGAAAAGAGTGAGTATTTGAATAATGTAAAGAATAACTCAAAACGATTTACTTATCTGGAATCGAACGATGAATAAAGATATTGAAGAAAAAGAAGAATCTACTGATTATATTACTGTAAGTAGTTACAGGATGTATAAATCAGATTGGTTGCTTCTTCACAAAAAACATTAAGATTACAGGAGGTTCGACTCCTCCTGTGGTTACTATTTAATCTAATTATAATATATAATTATGGCAAAGAAAAAGAGCAATCTATCAGCATTTGAGTCGTTGCTTGGAGACATGGGTTATGGTAACACCATGTCACAGCCTGAAACTACCGATGTTTCAGATATACTCGATAATGATGATATTGAAAACTTAGATGAAACAAATGACACCGGTGATAATACCGAGGATGTGAATAACAATAATTTAGATGACGTTGATAACAACAATGTCAACAATGCACATGAGGATGAAAC